GATGTACATCGATCCATCACAACACAATTCGACTTTTCCTGCAATGGACATCGAAACAGGTAGACCTTTTGTATGGCCCAAAGGGCATGAAAAGGAAGGCGAACCTCTTTTTTATCGTAGGTTTATACCTGCACGTTTGACAGACAACCCCTATCTGTTGGCTGACGGACAATACGAAGCGATGTTGCGTTCGCTACCCGAAGTCGAGCGTAAGCGACTTCTTGAAGGCGATTGGGAAGTAACGGAAGGTGCAGCTTTCCCAGAGTTCAGTAGAAGTAAACATGTTACACCGTATTTTGACCTTCCACCGAACTTCCCAAGAATACGAGCAGCCGACTACGGCTATGCAAGTCCTTCTTGCGTTCTTTGGGCTGCTATTGATTGGGATAATAATATCTGGGTTTATAGGGAGTTATACGTAAAACAGTTGACAGCAGAAGAGTTAGCTGATAGAATACTAGAAGTAGAACAAGAAGACCCGACTCCCCACTATACAGTACTTGACTCATCGTGTTGGAACAAGACAGGCTTTGGTCCTTCCATAGCCGAAACAATGATGAGATGTGGAGTGCGTTGGACACCCTCAGACAGAAACAGACTTCAAGGTAAAATGGAAATACATCGTAGGCTTGCTGATGACCCTCGAACAAACGAACCTAGACTACGAATATTTCCGAACTGTGTCAATCTTATCAAGCAGCTATCAGGCATACCTCTTAGCAAAACAAATGCAGAAGATGTGGACACAAAAGCAGAAGATCACGCATACGATGCTTTACGATATATGCTAATGACAAGGATGACAGGATATGCGTCGATTCATAAAACGCTTGGTGGTATCAAGAATCAGGTCTACCAAATGCAAGATCAAACATTTGGGTATTAATAAATGGCAATGAAAAAACCCGCAAAAGAAGTATTAGACGATATAAAAGCTTTCGATCAGTTTAGAGCTTTAGTATTCCCTGATGGAAACATACCTTCTAGTGCAGAAGTACAAGATAGGATATTGTCTAAAAGCAACACAGTAAAAGATTCCGTGTTGGCAAACATCTTTGATAAAGGTGTACCAGAGATACCAATATTAGAAAATCAAGAAGCAGTTAACGAAGGATACGTTAGCCAAGAAACTTTTGATTTTTACAAGAATAAATTTAAACCTTTATTTAGTAAAAAGTTTGCAGAGGGTGCAAAAAAGATAACCACTGTATTAAGTAATACTAATAAAATAAAGAACAGAATAAATAAAACTTTTAAAGAATATGCTAATCAAGACTTTTTAGAATTAAATTTCGACGAAGTAAACAGTAAATTAAAAAGATTAGGAGCAGAACAAACAGGTCTTAGAACTGCTGCTATAGCACCTCTAGAAGTAAGTATAGGCAACATAGGCAGTGGAAGTCCTAGTGTCGCAAAAGTAAAAGATACTAAATTACCTGAAGGAGAGATACCTACAAAAGGTGTGTTAAAAGCTATGTTAGCGGGTATAGGCGAAATACCTGATCTAAGTTTACGATACGCCACCTTACTATCTATCTTAGGATACAGAGGTGAAGATCTCATAAACATGAAGGTGGATAGAGAAGAAGCTATAGGTGCAAGAACAGGATCTACCACCAGAGCTTACTACGATGCTGAAACAGGAACAATAGTTGCTCCTAAAAAGTTAAGAGGTAGAGGTAAAAAAGGTTTACCACCTGATGCTACTCTTGGACCTGTCTTTTCTCAGGTAATAAAAAAAGCACACGCTTTAGCCTTAGATAAAAATACTTCAGCTATATTCGACGGCATAACGACAACAAATATAACAGAAGCACTTAACACATACGTTTTTGATAAGATATCAGAGTCTGATATAGCAAAGATAGGAAGAAACTTAACTGACTATACAGACATGCGAAGAATTATTGCTGCTGTCATAGCAAATGAATTTGGTCAAGAAGATATTGCTTCAGAAATAATTGGACACAAAAGTGCAACCAGTGTAGATAATTCATTTGATAAAGTTTTAAGAGATCATTACGTAAGGTTAAAAGACAAAAATGTAGAAGCTCGTAAAAGTGCATTGTTTGGGTTTGAAGCCATGCTTGCAAATGTGGCAGGTGTAGATGATTCTTTAAAGTTAGGTAAGTTACTCAAGCTTGAATTACCTGAAAATGTAAAATCTGTTTACCCAACTAAAGAATCTTTTACTGTAAATACAAAACCTACAATATTGCCTACCTCTCCAAAAGAAGTAGAACAAGCTAACAAAGTTGCTGAAGCAAATACACAAGCTGTTATATCACAAAAAGGTGCAGAGAAAGCAGCGTTTGATAAACAGGCGGCTCAAGATCTTGTAGAAACACAGCAGTTAACAAAAGAAGCAGCTGAGAATGTTGATGAGTATGTTGCAAATCAGTTAAAAATAGAAGGTGCAATAGAAGCAAAGAAGCAAGAAGAGAAAGAAGCAAAAGATAAGGCAAGTAAAGAAGCGAAAGTTAATGCAGGAAAAAATAACTTGCAGTCTATATTTGATGATTCACCTGACATTGATACTACAACAAAAGTAAAAGTATCAGTTGATAATATTGACCCAGAAACAGGTAAAAAATTTACACCTGCTAAAGTGGCCGCACTAATTGCAGGAGGTACACTCTTCGTAACTTCATCTGCTCAAGCACAAGATCTCGTTCAAGACGTAGCTACTGAAACAGCGGTTGAAGGTACGGCTGCAGCGTTATTTAAATCTGCACCTAAAGCTCTTGCTAAAGTAGCTCCTTTTGCAGCAACATCTATGGTATTACCCACTTCTGATACAAATGTTGACGAAGTACAGAGAATGGCAAAACAAGCTGTAGAGAAAAAATTTTTTACAGATCCTAGCATGACAGCTAGACCAATAACTAGAGAAGATACACGATTACCTGACACTGACTTGTTTAGTAAGAGTGCATTACCATCGTCGGACATAGGTTTAAAAGCTAGAAGATTAGAGACTAAAAGACGTGATGTAGCTCCTCCAGTTGAGTATGATCCTAGCAAATTAGCATCCTTAATGTCTCAAGGACAACGAGACATAACTCCGGGGTTCGTTACCCGACCAAATAGATCTGAATTAAAAGACATAACAGATCAACAACTTAAATCAAACAACTTTTTAGGGAGATAGAAATGCCTAACAACGATTACAATTATGGTGCTGCTTACATCATGAACTCAGATAAGACATCTGTAAACGATGACATGGGTTCTAAGCAATTATACAGAGAAAAGCCAGAGTTTACTACAGCAGTAGATCAAGATGCTTTACAAGTCGACATGCCAAAGAAGCAAACTAAACCTACAGTCGAAGCTTCTTTATTTAAAATGGCTGAAGAAAGAGACTACTAATAACAAATAGGTAAATCATGGCTGATGAAAACTTTCTTCAACCTGCTACTGATAGTGAAGTTCCTGTACAAAATCCTAGCGAACAAATGCCCGGATTGGCAGGATACATCAAAAGCAAGTTTGAAGACTCAGAAAATGGCAGACGCAGTTATGAACTACGTTGGTTACAAGCTTTTAAAAATTACAGAGGTATTTACGATTCGTCTACTCAATATAGAGATTCGGAACGTTCCCGTGTATTTATAAAGGTAACTAAAACAAAAGTTCTTGCTGCATATGGGCAGATAATTGACATACTTTTTTCTAATAAAAAGTTTCCAATAGTTGTTGAGCCAACTCCCGTGCCAGAGGGCATTGCTGAGTTTGCACATCAAACAACACCTCTTGATGAAATAATTCAACAAGATCCATTTGGATTTAATGGAGATGGTAGAGAATTACCCCCCGGTTCAACTCAAGCAACGGGAGGTTTAGACTTTTTAGGAGGATTAAAGGGTAGATATCCTAATGCAAATTTATCTCCCGGACCTTCTCTCGCAGGTGAACCACAGATAAGTCCTGCACAAAAAGCAGCACTTAACTTAGAAAAATTAATGCACGATCAATTGACAGATACAGATGCTGTTACTGTTTTGCGTGATGCTATTTTTGAGTCCTGTTTACTTGGGACAGGAATAGTAAAAGGCCCTTTTAATTCGTATAAACGTGTTCATAAATGGGAAAAAGATGATAATGGAGAAAAAACATATACTCCTTATGAGAAGATAGTACCACGAATTGAATACGTATCTTTGTGGGATTTTCATCCCGATCCATCGGCAACAAGTATAGAAGATTGTGAGTACGTCATACAAAGACATCGTATGAACAGACAACAACTTCGTGCTTTGATGAATAGACCATATTTTTATAAAGATGCTATAGAAGAAGCTCTGACCAAAGGTCCTAACTACGAAGACAAATACTACGAAGATACTATTCGTGAAGACGATACTGAACCATACTTTCAAGAAAACAGATTTGAAGTGCTAGAATATTGGGGTGTTATTGATAAAAAACATGCCGATGAAGTAGGTATGCAAGGGTTAGAAGACGTATCAGAATTAGATCAAGTTCAAGTGAATGTTTGGACTTGTGGTAATAATATACTTCGATGTGTTATTAA